CTTTCCAGCCCCGCAAAGCTTGGGATTACCAAACTATTACTGGTAACTCCATTATATCTCTACGCAGTAAGTTGCATAGGACTTTCTTGTTGCGCATTAGCCAATTGCTTGTTTTCTACCATATGAGACAGTGCTATTAATTTCTCGAGTTGTTCAATATCTACGTGTTCTATTTCTTTAAGCGCTTTCACCAAGTTTAACAGACCAGTCTCATGATCACGCTCAGCCTGTGCGCGACGTTCGACCGCCAGAGCACGATTCTCTTCAACACGACTAACACGCTCAAGACCAAGACCTTTATCAGCCACTGCGCGAGCCCCTGCAAGGTCAATACGCGATTTAAGCTCTGCCATTTCAAGTTGTTGTTGTTGCTGCAACGCTTGTTGTTGCTGTTGCTGGGCCTGCATGATGCGATCAGTGAGCTCTTTTTTATGCTGTACTGTGCAAGCATCGAGCAAGATATCATCAGGGACAGGAACGCCAACCTCACGTAGCTGGAGTAGCTGGGCAAATTGCATCTGACGTTGCGTAGATGTATTAAGACCCTCTTCGACAACCGCATCATACCGACCAAAGTTTTTATTATAGAATTGCTCAGACGGCTCTTCTCCTAATATTCTCTTAATCTTTCCTGGGGTGAAGTTAGTCTGTATGAGATCGATCATGATCTTGCCCAAAAGCTTCTGAGAATGGTCTAGCTGATCGAATAATATCTGTAGAGTGGTAAGTCCCGCACCCTGGCGAAGCATCGATAGTATGCCCGCCTTGTCATCAAGGGCAGATCCGAGAAGCTCTTCATTAACACCCGATATAGACGGTATCTCTTTTCCGAGATTCTCCGAAAGCTGAATCATCGACGGAGGTATTGCTGGCGCAAGAATCTGCTCAACGTCAGTCATCTGTGCTTCATCTTTGAGCGCAAGTCCCCGGCCCTGACCAGAAAGGAATATGTCTTTCGGGTTAACGAGCGCGTTCTCTTTATACTTCCAACCCGAGTTGATCTGAGACTCTAAGATATCAAGCTCGATTACCTTACGTCGATTGTAGAGATACTGCGCATCTCGCAGACCACGAACCACCCCTTGTATCCTATTAGGGAAGTACGGCATCTGTGGATTGTAGTACGCAAAGACAGGAACAAATGGATATTGGTCTATGCCCATTGGCTGAGGGCCATCGTACATCACCTTGCCCTGCACCACGATAGCCAAGCGCACCGTAGGTATTTCCTGATCTATGAGAGTAACGGTAGGATAAGCCTTAAGATAACGCCTAAGGACATCATCATCGGTCATTCTCCATTCCATGGTCTCACCCGTCTGGGTATCACAGAGCATCTTCTGGGTTCGATAGTCACGGTAATAGAATTCGTCATAGGTAAGTAAATTTTTATACGCATAACCGTAAGACTCAGGCATGAACTGAAACTTACCATCGCGACCAGTTCCTGAATCAGTTCCCCAAAGCCCTGCTATTTCTTCGGCATGTTCAGGCAAAAGGGATATAGTGTCTCTCTTAGTCAAGAATGAGCGCTTCCAGACTGCATTACAGTCAGAAAGATCAGATTTCCTAAAGAATGGATCTATTAAAAAACCGTTATAGGAGGTGTTATCTACGCGTATATTTCCAGAAACTGGATCCGATCGATAATCCATCCATACATGTAGCAGGTTCATGCCCGTTACCAGGGCTCCATGGAACGCCTGCGATATAGTCTCAAGAGTATTGTCTTGCTGATGGATCCACATGAGTATCTTAGTGAATTGGTCAGCAGTCACCTCATCGCTATTTTCAACCGGGGTGACGATGGTTGATTTACGATTCTTACGCTGGTAACCACCAATAAGATTGATAGTCGGCCGTATATGATTGAACTGGAAGTTTTTGCGACGAGTTGCAGGAAGGTTTCCATACAGATCATTCCAGAGCGTTTGATCATTCGCTTCAAAGCGCGTATCAGTATCCGCCTCACCCCAAAAGGATTGATTTATGGTTATCCCCTCAGCATAAAAGGACTCCATACGGGACAATATGCCTTTATGGGCCTCGTTATAGTATTGGGGTCCTAGCTCGGGAAATATCATAGTTAAGCCCTTACAGGTGGGTGAAAAGTTATACTTACCCTGCATTATAGAACTTAACTATCGATAGGAACAAAAAAAGGTGAAATAAAGATCGGGAGTAGGTTAAATACCCCCGATCAACTAGAAAGGTCTCTCATCGGAGATGACGAGATATGAATCATGCAAATAATTACACAGACATCATGAGTTGTAAACCAACTCTTTTTAAATAGAAAAGGCCGGATATTTTAATAATCTCGGCCTTTCAGGGGTGCACCGTGCATCCAGCGCTCCCTATTCTTGCATGGAATAGATTAATGGTAAACTTCTTGTTTTTTCTTTAATCGCCCTACGTTAATCTCATAGAAAGCATCATTCTCAAAAGTAACTATGATATCACGTGGATCAATATTCCTTATCGATTCTTCAAATTCTTTCACCTCATCATCTCAGTTGTTATTTGTTCCAACCTACTTCCACTCCATGAATATACCCTTTGCCTTTGAGTAATCTCGGGCATATGGACGAAGTTCACCGTCGGTGAAAATCATATCGTCGCATCCAATAAGTCTCAATATGCATTGATCCAGATCATTTTTGTATCTTCTTTTTAAGATCGACACATCCGAAGTGAACAGCATCTTGTCTTCTTCGATACATTTAACTATGGTGGCGGTGGCTTTAAGATCGGCTATAATTTCTCTCTTTAGCTTAGAAAATCCATCTTGCCTCAAGCTATTGGCCTGCTCTCTCCTGCAGTATTTATATATCTTATAAACTACAAAGATTAAAACAGCCCAAAACAGAGCCGTTTGGAACCATTCTAGCGGCAACTTAGCCAGCAAATACGTCTGGTTGTAGCTGAAGTTATAGTCTCCAGGAACTATCAATGGTCCTAGCAATTGCATATTATCCCGCATCATCTTCTTTATATGCAACAGAATTAATATTATCAGATATGGGTACTACAATTGATTCAAGCAACATCCAATGGGTAACTTCAATATCGTTATACTGACAATAATAGACTGAAGAGAATAATTTATCCGGCTTACTATATGTGGCAAAATGTACCGTCGAAGGGTCTTTCGAAGGGTCTTTACCCCACGTAGTTATTTCTTTCCCATATACAATTACCTCAACACCATCTTCAGAGGGTAGTCTCTCCGAGACACTTATCCATTTCATTTAATATCCTTATTATCCTTACGGATTGCACTATCTCTCTCTAATATGGCGGTAAATCATCCCTAAATACGCTTGGAAGTGTGCTCTTATCTCCATATATAGCCTGCATATATCTTTTGTCCAATTCTTCGGGCGTTAGGCCATCTCGAGTCTTTGGGAGAGATACACAAAGATATCTCATGCTGTCACAAGCGTGCGACCATTCATTATGAAGTGGTTGCTGTTTGTAGACTTTTCGCTTTGAATCGAACTCTTGTCTATAATTCTCTAAAGCCCTAATCAATCGGTGGCACCTGGATTCATCGATATAGATCTTACTTAGAGCTGACCGTACCGCCTCGATACCATCCATGATTGATACGTCGTTAGATGTGATAAATTTAAGACCTAGGTTCTTCGCTTTCTCTATACGCGTCATACCACTACCCCACTCACGAACGGCTATGTCATGGGGCGCTATGTGCTTGCCATAGGTGTACGGTTTGTTATCTAACACTTTAATATAATGCTCAAGACCTTCTTTACTATTCTCATAAAAGTCTATGATCCTAACAGTCGCCCCGATGGCTTGAAAGAATATGATCGAGGTGCTATCGCGCACACCAATATCCCACGCAGTATGTACTTTGAATGAGTTTTCCCAGGGCACATCACCGATCTGTCTGTTGAGACGCATGCGATCAATGTATTTGGTATAGTAAGCGCCCTCTACACCAAGCTCAAAGCTATTGTAATACTCTTGCTGTATGAGGTCCTCAGACATGATGCCCTCTTGGCGCTCACGTTCGATCTCTTGCATGGATATATGCTGGGTATCTTCGACCGTCAATCGATAACAGAACCAATTAGGCGACTCTTTAGCTATGTTGTACAGCTCCCAAAGATGATTACGTCCCCTCACGGTTGATATAAATACCGCCCATCCTCCATTGTGTGTCAGGATTGGACGTATGTATTGATACGCACGAGGATCCTGCAGGGCGTATTCAGAGAAGACACACCCAATCGGATTCGAACCCACAAGTGAATCTACGTTGTCTGAGCCAATAATCTGTATCAGAGATCCATTAGATAGCTTGATCTTCATCTCTTGAGAGTTAAGTGAAGTGATTAACTGCTTCGGAATAAAATCCAGGAACTTCATGCCATCACCAAGCATGCCGTCCCATATTACTTTTTTCCCTGGGCGTACGTTGGCAGTATATACCAATACACACCAGGCCTACGTATAGCCGAACGAACCATTAGATTCCAACAAGCTACGTCTTTACCCGCGCGTCGGGGAAGTATAGCTACCACCTTGGTATATTGCTTCTTCTCAATGGAATCGAGCAGGGGGAGCTGGTACCACCTTGGTAGGAATTTATTGAGAGTTATCTTAGATTCGACTGATAGTTCCATGGGCTACTCCTATAAGTAGCCCAATAGTACTACAAAGAAACATTACCGGTTAGTTATTTTACAACTTACTGTACCTATCAGGATCTAATCTCCATGTGAGGTACATAGGAACTACGATGAATACTATGCATAATAACCATACAGTGTGCACAATATTATCTAACATCTCTTGGGTCATTAACTACCTCTGTTCTCATATAGGACCAGGAATCATCATGAGAAACGCCGCAATTTTGACAGCAAAAACTTCGCCAGCAGCTGCATAAGTTCCATTCCATATGCCAGAAGCAACGCCTGACATGACCACTTCCTTAGCTGTCACGCTGCCCCCTTCTAGGCCCTTTTGTACTACAGTCTGAACCATGGTTTCTGCAAATCCTTGAGGACCTCCATACATGTCCCTAAGGTCAAGTATAGGGTCAATAACATCGGTCTTAGTATGGGCCATGATGGATATGGACCTAAAGATAAACCTTCTAGTCGCTGCATCCCTTTCTGGAGACGCACGATCAGGAATATTAAAAGTAAAAGGCTTGAACGCTGCGATCATATTATGTCCGTTATGAGCATACTGATTTGATGCATCAAACTTCTGAAACGAGGCAACTACGTTATGAGATAGATGCAAAGGTGAAGGCATGCCAGCACTAAAGCATGATACATGGGTGTCAGGATTATAACCATAAGACTCATGCCTTATAGATCCATGTTTAGGGAAATTTAAATTGATAGGGTCAAAGTTTAGTATCTCAGGCTGACCTGTTACGCGTTCACCCTTTTCATTAAGGTGCCATCCTAAAGATTGAGCGGCGACAACTTGAGGCTCTATAAATTTCATATAGGGCTTCTCATTGATTATTTTCTCCAGAGTCCTGCGCTTATTTTCTTCAGATATCCTAAGCATATCCTGATAACTTTTCTCATCGTTATCAGTCCACATCCCCTTCAAATAACCCATACCGGATGAAATCTCATCCTTCATCATCATAACAGGAATAGCCCACCAGAATAATTTAGCAACTACGTAGCCGCCCGCAGCCAAAGTGGGACCGCCTCCGGGACCGCGTACTTTAGACTCAAGGGAGAATGATACTTTTTGGGCAGAATGAACACCCTTTATGACACGGATATAGCCACTTGCAAGAAAAGAAACGAGCTGCTCTCTGGTAATATCACGAATATTCTTATCTACATCCCAACTAGGAATAGTATGACTACTTTCAAAGTTGTGAATCCTGTATCCTCCTTGGGCCCCTCTAACTAGAAGATAATCCTTCATACCTTCAGGAAACTGGACCGAAGACCTAGGTATGACCATATGAACAGGCTCAAGCTCAAATGTATCAGGACCAACGGTATAGTCATGCGCGCCCCACAGGGGGATGGCAAAGAGTAATGTGAGCGATAAAGTACGTAAGTGCATAGATTCTCCCTAAGCACAAGTGGTTTAGCCCAATAAGGGCAGACGTTAACATTTTTAGTGTAACTATCCTAAAACTAACGTGAATAGAAGAAATATTCGGATAATTATTTCATTTTTAAGCGCCGAGAATATACCTTGGGGACATTATTCTGGTCTACGTTCAAAATGATTGCCATCTATCAGCTGTTTATTAAAGTGACCACCCCACCTATTGGCAACCGATAGGCCCTCCCAGTAAACACCAAAAGGCTCATAGTATTTACTATCAGTGAGGTACTCGCCCTTATCATTAAAGACATTCAGGTCTATAGCAAGCCTCAAGCAGTGTAAGCTATCCTTAATACCTATAGCGTGTAGTAGATCTAAAGATGCTTGCTCGGGCGTTCTGAAAGCTTCACCCAATGTACAGCTATACCCATAATCAAAAACGTACTGTATGAGCCTTGATACATCTTTGGCGAACATCTTTTGTTGTGCACTTAAGCTCATGGATACTCCTACAGCATGGCGACTGCTAGTTCCTTAAGCTCGGCACGCATGAGTCGAACCACATCAGCAGCCTCGGGACATGCATATTTAGTTCGAGCGCAGTCATGGACCATAAAAAGGGGGTCGTTTTCTATTTCGATACTAATGATATCGAATTGGACTATATTCATAAAAGGGTGTGTATTAGATGGAGCCCTAATAACTCCAGCTCTACATAGTAGGTTGGCGCTTATATTACCCTTGGCCATAACATTAATCATGACCTTCTTTTGCCACAAAGCATCGTGATAGCACTTATGCTCCTTATCCATAATGGTAAGAATGCTCGTAGTTAGCTTGGGATACACAAAATAAAGAGGAGTAGTATGTGGCACTCCCTCCTCACTAAATGTTGCCAGTAAGGCGATAGCGTTATCTTCCTCTAAGGTTTTCACTATAGCATCGGGCATCTTCATACCCGCAACACGTTCATGTGAACGATACTTCATACCATCTCCTTATTCACTTTGCTTGGCCGGAACCAATGGCGAGCCTGGAAAATCTAACATCTCAACCGTTATGCTACCCGTCTTATTTACATCTGGCTTATTAAGAGACGCCTTCCACTCCAACATCTCTTTCCACTCTGGATCTATCTTAGCCAAAAGAGCAAAAGCTGCTCCGGTATCATACTTACGCAAGATAGCTCCGCGCTCTCTACGCTCTGCTATCACCATATTGGCAAAGTCATGGGCATCTGAAAGATCCTCATTGCTCGACTTCCATCGATAATAGGTATTTGTTGGTATCTTCTTAAGCCTCAAAAACTTATATATCCTAAACGCCTCTTCATCATCTTCAACCCATTTGACCAACTCCTTAGCTAATGCGAGTAGATATTGCGCCGTGGGCTTTATACTTCTCCAATTTCCCCAAAAGATGCCGTATTGTAAACCCGTATCTTCGTTACCATCTTTTGATGACTTCTGCGGCTTTTTTTCTATGATGGGGGGTTTATTGTCAGACTTCTTTTTCATTAATCAATCTCTTTTATTACTATTTCAGTTCGTGGATTTTCGTCATACATTTTAATCATATGCAGGTCTACGATAGTATTAAATCTCTCAAACAATATGCCACGAGCTACCTCTTGCATAAAACGGTATAGAAATAGCAATGAAGGACTCGTTGTGTAATAAGGTCCTACACCTTGCCGTTTTTGAGACTGTACCGGATACTTAAAATAGAATGTAAATAAAACCTCTACCGGTCCTGTAAATAGTGGCTTGCCATCATGCTGGTTAACCAAAGATACACGCGCTAACTTGTGCGCCTCCTTTTTGGGAGACCATTCAACCCCCAAGCGCTCACCCTCAGTGACATAGGAATGGGGCTCACCCCTCAACACATATAGCATTTCTCGCTGCATCTATATCTCACAAAAACATGGGGATAGCTAGAACAAATTAACCCTCAGGAAGATCTCATCCAACTATCCCCATGGGGCTCAATGATTCCCTAGCATTGGAGGAATCGCGATCATACTAACCCGTCAATTTATAATCGTCCAGAAGGATTTTGCTTTCTCAATTGCTCCTGCTTGTATTGAAACAATTGTCTCGCCTCCCGGTCATATTGCTCCCTCTGGGCATAGTGCCGTGCAAGCATCTCTTCCTGCTCAGCAGTTCGTCGATACACACGAGAACCATAAACAGATGGTGTCTTAGGCACAGACCCTGATTTGTATACCATCTTTGCAGGAGCAGTGTCTTGCTTCACTTTCTTGATATCAGCAGAGAGCTTTTCTTTCCATGGATGGGTATCATCCCAATCACTGAAAGCTGATCGCAGTGAAGCATTCTGATCATTTTCCATAGGCTGCTCCTTAGTAACACCCCAACGAGTGCGCTCTGAACAAACAACATGCCATGCAGGCTTAACAAAGTTATCGTTACACCATTGCCAACATACTTTCACAAACCAGTTAAACCGGTTCCTAACCCTTGTACACCATGTAAGCTGTCTCTCCGCATGCTCAATAGCCGCAGCCGGAAACCCCGATAATGTCACACGACCCGATTGAGTGAGATTAAGCGACGTTATCAGACCAATAGCCCGCATAGTATCAGTACTAGGTATAGTATTATTAATATATTTATATCTATATACTCCTAGAGACCTTAATTTAGAGTCTGGTTGGAAATTATTAGCTATAGATTGTATGGGATTTGTTACGAGCAGAAATAGTGATAAGTACACGAGGGACTTAAAGATAGGAAGAAGTGCTTGCCTGACTTCGGGCTGATAGAACCATGGATTAATAGATAAAGTCTTACCTGATATGTCGCCATAGCTTGTAGCAACAATATTAAGATTCCTAAGGGCCCTTAATTCTCTGTCTATTGTTGAGGGATGCACTCCACAAACCACCCCAAGTTCCTTAGAGGTAGACTTAAATCCAGGACCACGCTCAGATTGTAGTTTTATAATGCCATCAATTACTTGAACCCGCGCAGCAAACCAATTTTTACACTCATTGTAGGGGTCCTTGGTAATCTCTTCAGGAATATTACCAACTGTACATTGCTGTCCTAATAAAACTTTTTTATTAGGTTCTTGCTTTTTATAAATATGTGCTGTATGATTAGAGAACATTAGCGATAGATCCTTTCGGGGGTGATATAGCGATAGATCCTTTCGGGGGT